GCATAAGCATAAGCAGGCTGTGCCATGCCATAGCTAGATGCAATGTCCCCGATGGTCTGAAGTTGACCGCTGCTAATATCTGCAACACGCTGACCTGTATATGGTCCCATCATGTTTTCAGATACCTGATAGGCAGCAGCAAGGTTCTTCTTACCTGCTTCCTGCACCCATTCAGGCAGTTCTGTCTTATTCACGACCTGTTGTTGACCACCGCCGCCACCTTTGCCCATTTTAATCCTCCAATGGTAGTGCCATAGACACCGACCTGTTGGTCCATCCATATTTCGGCAGAATCTTCTGCCATCCCCAGCGTCCGTTCATGGTCATAAAAGAGCAACCATGCTCTTTAGCAAATGCGATGACCTGCGGGTGCATACTCATCGCCTCTTCCATGTCACCGAACACCAAAAAACAGTTCAGCCATTTCTTCTGTGGTCCAACTAATATCTCTGTAATCACACCAGAGTTATCCGTGAACCATCCCTGATACTTACCAGACTGCAAACCAAGATAGATGTCACCGACTGAATGCGTACCGCCACCCAATCTAAGTGCTTTCTCCATTTTAGTAAGGAGGTGCGCCTGTTTGTCCAAGTGGAACCGCCGTTGTAGTTAGTGTACCTGTATTGCTTACAGTTACCTTCCAGACTGATCCGTCAGATGCTTGTAGCAAGATGCTTTCAACAGCCTCAAACTTAGTCACAGACTGATTTACTGCCTGAGAAAAAGTCGCAAAGGCTCTGTTGAAGTAACCATTATCATAGGACGCTGGTACAGGTGGAAATGTAATGTTCATCGTCCACCACTCCCCATAAACTCAATCCGCATTTCACCAATGCTCCAAGGAGCATCTTGTGTTGCTGTGATCTTCATGCGGAAATCACGCCCAGTAACCCGCATATCAGTATAACCACTAGAACGCGGAGTATAAGGACCAGATGTTGTTTCAGCACCTTCTGGTGTGAAGCTGGAATAGACAGTGATTGTAGTGCTGTCATAGCCATACCCACTATCAGTGATAGCCTGACGAAGATGACTGACCAGATTGCCATTTTGAATGTTAATGGATGATGTCTCAACCCATCGTTGACCTTCAAGTGAAGCACCTGCCGCTGTCCATCCGTTTTCTTGGAAGAAAATATCATTATTAGAGTCAGCAGCTATCGGATAAGGAAAGATACTTGCTCCAAATGCAGCAGTTCTGTCCATTGTTCCAATAGTCCACCAGTCTTCAGCATAGTTATAAACTACATACTGATCTGGTGTTGTTGATCCTGTTGATGGATACCAAAACCATGCTTCAGGAAAGACATTGTTTTCAGCACCATGCGTATAGAGCGCGCCACTGTCAGTGTCGATGTTCTCAAAAACATAAGAGCCAACATCGCAGCGAAGCGGCCTGACAGTACCGCCATCATAAATCCAGAAGGATTCTTTGCCCATCCAAATGCAACGACCAGCAGTCGTAGCAAATGCGCGTGGAGCAATGATCCCGCATCCAAAACCAATACGGTTGATGCTGTAGATATATGGAAGACCAATATACTGCATCAGCCATACTTCGTCTTGCGTCCAAATCAGCGTGCCTTCACGCACTGCTGCGCACATGATGATCTTACTTGCGGTATCAAGATCAAGATAGCCAGCCGTATTTGTTGTACTGGCAAAATCCCAATCTGTGTAATCTTCGCGTGAAGACCACGCAACACGACGAGCATTACCACCAGCACCAATCAAAACAGCATGGCGTTCCTGAGTGACGATAACACCACGGTTATTTGTCGGTGGAAGATCAGCAGTTGGATATGACGCAGTTCCACCTGTTCCAGTCGTATTTGTACCAGAGTTAGCATAGGTAAATGTGGTGAGACTTGGAACAGATGTGATTGTGTATGTTCCGTTCAAAGATGAAACAGAATTTCCACTAATCACAACGGTATTACCATTGGTGAACCCGTGATTATATGTAGTTGTTACTGTTGCCACGTTTGAAACGCGAGCAATAGATGTAATTGGTTCAATACCAACTACAGTGATCTTTCCTTCACCTTCTTGCCAGTGAAGCAATCGACCATCGCTAGATGCAACAGCAAGAAGTTCGCCACCCCAGTTATCAAACGTCCATGAGAACGGTGGGATAAATGAAGCAGATTCAGGACGCGGATAAGTTAAATCTGTGTCATCACCATACAGCAGTTCGCCATAGTCATAAGCACCATAGCCACCAACTGACGTATCTTCAGCACCAACAAAACCATCAGGTGTAATGTCATCGTATGTCGCACCTTCAAGCGAATACAATTTATCATCACAACCAAAAACAGTGAGAGATGATCCAATTGTGCTGGACCAGCTAAAAATGGTGCGAACAGTGCTTGCAAGCGGTGTTTCACTGATACGCTGCCACCCACCAATAGGAAGCAATTTACCAGCACGCCAGCGGATCAAATTTGCATCCCAATAGCGACCTTTGACCTGAAGCGGCGTTGCCGTCTTCAAGACACCGGGTGGAATGTTAATTGGAGCCAGTGGCATAGTTATCCCTCAGAAGTCCATTATTTATACCACGAAACAGGCTTCAGGCCATGCCCTTTGCCTTCTCTTCGACTTCAGCAACACGACGAGTCCAACCCTTTCCAAAGGTATCAAAGGTGGGCAAGCCTTTTAAGAAGTCCATCCGCATCCCACAAAGAGCATCAATCACCTCATCAGCAGGTGCTTCGTTAATAGCAGCCAGTGTTTTTGGCCCAATGATGCCATCTGCCGGAACACCTACGATCTGCTGTAGGTATTTAGCTGCACGGGCTGGTCCAGAGTTAACTGCCAGATCATAGGCTGCATAATCAACTCCAAACGGAAGTTCATCTCCACGTATTTTGTCCCAGTAACGAGCCTTATAGAACGGCTGAACCATCTCAGGTGTCAGACTGCGCATTTCTGCCTCATCAGCCTGCTGACCTGTGTATTCTTCCCATGCTCTCTTTGTGACACCGAGATTGGTCATACCACCGGGATCACGCGGATGGTTTACAAATCCACCTTCATGCTTCAAGACCATCCTAAAGCAGTCTTCCCAGTTGCTCTTCATTTTCCATCTCCCTTGCCGATCAAGGCATTCTTTTCCTTCGATCCAGCCGATGAACCATAGTAGAAGTTGATTACCCCAGTCCATGCCGTACCAAGTGCACCAAGCATCATAAGCAGTGCTTCAGTGCCATTCTGCGGCATACCATGAAGAAGCATCCAAGTCAGGATGCCGAAGAATCCAACGGTGATCAGGAGTGCAAGCATACGTGGAACCCAGTCTTGGGTTGATACCTGCATCTTACGGGCGCTGTCACGATCAGCAGCAGCAATGCGCTCAAGATCAATGTCCAGTTCCTTCATGCGAACCTTGAAATCAGCGTCAATCTGCTTCACAGCTGCAAGCTGTTCTGGCGTTGCCTTTTCCAAGGCAGCCTTTACATCGTCTTCATTGCCTTCTTCATGCCCAAGGAGAGCCGAAGACAATGTTTTGACAGCAACACCTGCCAATGGTCCACCCAAGGCTGTTGCCAGCGTAGGAGCAACTGTCTGGAGCAATGGTCCAAATGTTTTCAATAGGTCCATGCTGTCCCCCTATATAGCCAGAAACACCAGAAAAACACCGATGATGATGCAGATAACAATACCACCAATGGTACAGATTATCATCACCTCACGCTGAAACTCTTCCGCTTCCTTGGCTGCTCTTTCACGCGCTGCCTTCTGATCCTTTTGGATGCGCGTGAGTTCACGTTCAACTTCCTGCCACCCCGCAATTCCATACGTGGCGACAAACTCATTTTTGACCTGCGCAAACCATTCTTCTGCCTGTTTACGTTTAACAACGATGTCCATTGCCATTTCTTCGGCAGACACCTTGCTAAACATTTTAGGCTTAGGAGGATTAGACGATAGTTTAGTGAGACTGGTAACTGATCCGTAAAGTTTGGCGATGTCACCCGCCATACCCTGTATTTCTTTACCGACCTTGATGCCTGTCTTAATAGCTTCATAAGCAGTCTTTGCTGCACCAAATATAAGAGCAATAGATGCGGGGTCCATGTTTGTTCACCTCGTCATCTCCCTCTTTTTGTGAAACTATCAAGGTTTGTCTGCCTTGCTTTCCAGTTTGTCGTAGATGCGCTGGAACATATATTCGATATGCTCCATGCGCTTATCTAAATCGACTTTCTGGACATATTCTTTTGGAAGACCAACTTCCAACTCATGCAGGTCTTTGCGCAGTTCTTTGACTGCACCCCACATCTCACGACCTAGCCAGCCAGCTACACCAAATGCAGCCGCAACCGACATATTGATGATCGACTGCATTTCCATAATTCATCATTCCGGCTGCGGAGGAATAGGAGCAGGAATAACGGAAAAAGAACCGTTATCGCTATAGTAATAAGCCTCTGCCGTTACATAGTCTGGACATGGCGTCCAAAACAAAGGTGCAGCCACTTCAAAAGTTGAAGTGGATACTTCTGCAATACGTTTACCGACATTGCCATATCCGTAAACGTAAACATTTTCGTTTGGAGAGATCAGAGCCTGTTTCATCTATCAATACTCCACAACGACAACACCAGCCGCACCTGATGCGCCTGAACCGCCGCCGCCGCCATAAAGTCCACCATTGCCGCCACCGCCATCAACATATCCGGCGCCGCCGCCACCCATAAACGATGAACCACCACCGCCATAATAGCCACGGCTGCCAACCAAAGCACCACCATTGCCACCTTGACCAGTCATATTTAGATCACCGCTAGAACCAGAACCACCGGGACCACCATTAGCGCCTGTAGTTGTGCTTCCACCAGTTGCAGAGCAATACGCGCCAAATGATGAAGTGCCACCATTAGAGCCAGCAGAACCACCGCTGCCTACTGTGACAGATACTGTTCCTGCTGGAGTAAGACCAGAGATGATCTTGATGGCTGTTCCGCCACCGCCGCCTGCACCAGCATTGCCGCTACCACTGCTTCCTCCTGCACCACCGCCAACTACAGTAACTTTTACTTTAGTTACGCCTGATGGAACGGTAAACGTGCCGTTAGATGTGAAAACCTGCATATTTGAGAACGATGACAGTGCAGATGAAACCCATGTAGTTCCATCAGATGTCAAAACATTTCCAGATGAACCGGGCGCAACTGTTTGAACAGCAGAAGTGCCATTTCCAAGAATGACATTGTTGGCTGTAATCGTAGCAACACCAGTACCGCCATTAGCAACAGGAAGTGTTCCTGTGACAGCGCTTGTCATCGAAATGTTTGTTATTGTGTTGTTTGATCCATTGATCGTTTTATTTGTCAAAGTGTCTGTTGTAGCACGACCAACCAGTGTATCAGTGCTTGTTGGAAGCGTTACAGTTCCAGTATTGCTGATTGTCGATATAACAGGAGCAGTCAGAGTCTTATTAGTAAGAGTCTGCGTGCTATCCGTATCAACCATTGTTTTACGTGCTAGACCAGTTCCAACTGTCAGCAAGTTATCATCGCTGTCCCACACCATAGAACCATCTGTCACCTGTGTAGGTGATGTAGATGTCGGAACAACAAGTGTTCCACTGATGTTTGCAGTTCCAGCTACAGTTAGTGTTTTGCCAGCACCAACATTCAACCCGACAGATGTACCATTACCAGCAGCGTTAAAAACGCCATCCAGCGTGTCCATATCGCCGTTGATCTTGGTTCCCCATGTATCACGGCTGGCCCCAACTTCGGGCTTAGTGAGATTGAGGTTAGTTGTGTAACTGTCAGCCATCTATTCTCTCCTAAGCCGCCTTCTGCCAGTTTGAATTTGGCGTAGGCACTTCTGTCCATTCATCGTCCTGTGTCGGTATAACCGACCAGTCACCAGTTGATGTTGATGCCGTCCATGTAGCATCGTTAACTGGCTGATCCGTCCATGTGTCAGGATCGACTGGCTCAGGCGTCCAACCGACATTTTTAATGTAGCCAAAGCATACAGCATAACCGACTGCCGTTCCAGTGAAGGTAGCCGTTGCCCTTAGAACACCGTTTACGGTTGATGTGCCAACTGCGGTTGCAACCATTGTTGCTGTAGCAGTCATAACAGCAGATGCTGTGGATGTTCCAGAAGCAGAAGCCACAGCCGATACGACAAGTACACCCTGTCCATCAGCTGCTGCTGTAGATGTTCCAGATGCACTTCCAACTGCCGCAAATGTGGAGGCGCCTATGCCTGAAACAGATGATGTTCCAGTTGCAGCGCCAACCGAGTTGATGATCTGCGTACCGACACCGGAAACATCCGCTGTTCCAGAAGCCGCACCTGTTGCAGCAGCTGTCGAAATTCCAATTCCTGCAACATCCGAAGTTCCAGTTGCTGATGCAACAGCAGCAAATGTTGAAGCGCCAACTGCTGCAACAGTGCAGGTTCCTGTTGCAGATGCTATAGAAGCAAATGTAGAAGCACCAACCGCAGTGACTGTGCAAGTGCCAGCGGCAGATGCCACAGCGTCATAAGTTGACGCACCAACCGCAGTGACTGTGCAAGTGCCAGTAGCCGAACCAACAGCTTCGACATAAATAGCAGGTTCAATCAGAGCCGCAGAGATTGGCCCTGATGATATTGGTGTCCCTGCTATGCCAAGCCAGTCAGCCATTTAGAGCCCCAATGCAACCTTAATCTCTTCTGGCGTAGATGCCTCATTAATCGCCTGCTGGATTGTAGCATATTTCTCACGAATAGCCTGACGAGCAACTTCCGCTTCCTGCGCATTCTGACCGGGGATTTGCGCTGCGATGATCTTGTCATAAGGCGCAAACTCTTCTGCGCGTGCTTCACGGCGCATGGTGTGGCCGATCTGTTTTGCCTTGTCCATGTTGACCGTAATCATTACTTATTCTCCTGTTCAGCAAACCATGCTTCTGCGCCAATTCCATAACCATCAGGATTGCTGAAATCAGCTTCCCATGCGTTGAAAAACGTATGATCCGCAGGAACATCTGATTCATCAATGATGCGATACGGGATTCCAGCAGGCACATCTTTACGAGCCACTTCTTCAACAGGAAGTTCTCTAGTTGGCATGACTAAACAGATGCCGCCATTTCCGTTTGGATAGATAATTTGCTTGCTCATATCTCACCTCAACGGAAAATTGCTACACAAACGGTCCCATCATCTTGGGTCGTTCCATTTTGATAAGTTGTGATTACAGATACAGACCCTGTACTTAATGAAGTATTTCCTTTTAACGAAAGGTATCCAACACTGCTTGATGATCCACCTTGTGTATAACCAGCAGTTCCAGCAACACAATAGTTTGCATCTGGCATAGCTGATGTGAAGTTAACCGTATAATCACCTGTCGTATTTTTTGTAACGCTTGTGACGTTTGCGCTTCCACGAATTGTTGATGGTGATGCAGTTGTACCGTTGAAGTTCACCCAAGCACGGCAACCATAAGCTGTAGCAACAGAGCCATAGCCGCTGTTGAATTTTAAATTACCGCTTGCATCAAATTCGCCAACTTGCACCCCACCTTCTGCCAAACCAATACGGTCTGCACCGGGAAAGTAAATTCCAGTGTTAGTGTCTGTTCCTTGAAACGCAGGCGTAGATGCAGACCCGTCAACGCCTGCAACACCTGTGCTACCGCTGATCGTAATCGGCATCATCTTACTCCGCTGGTGAGATGGTTAGCTTGCCTTCTGCGACAAGCTGCATGATGTTGTTGTAATCTGTGTTTGATTCATCAATAGGAACAATAAATTGCACACCATTGATGTAAACGCTGATACAAGCGTTATTGCCATTAAAGTCTTTGAGATACTTTGCATTTTGATATGGCATGATCAAAGCTCCGCAGACAGATCAATGTAGGCAGAAGCATTGTTATTTCCGATTAACATAGCACCACGCCCTGCCGTCATAGTTCCCGTCACATTCACATTTGCAGCAAGTGAATCACCACCATAATAGACAGTTCCAAGACTAGATGTGGCAAATGTTGCTGTTGTTGAATAAATACAAGTGTTTGATTGTGAAAGAGCTGGTGTGCCTCTCATGGTTACTGGGTATTTAATGTAAATAAACCCCGTTGATGTGGTGTCGCACATACCAGCGCCAAATCCAACATAGTTGCCAGACAAAGAACCAAGCCGCGCAAAATACCTCTGACACAGCGCCAACTCTTGCCCATACTGACGGCGTTCAAACGGCGTGGCGACAGAGCCAACTTCAAGCTGGACGCCTGTGATGAAGAATGTCGCAGATGATGTGCCAATCAAATTGGCTCTTCCACTTGTGCTAAAATATAGACCAGACTGCCAAGCATCTAATGTTGATGTTTGATAAGTTGATCCTGAACCCAAATCCCAACGAATTTGTAAGCCGCTGCCGTTTGTAGTGTTCCACGTTCCTGTTGTATCACCCGTTATAGTGATCGTCTTTTGCTCCCAAGTATTTGCAGACGAAATCGTATAAGTTGTGACATACGACCGCGTATCATTTGCATTGCGCAAACCAACAGCAAACGTACCAGTTACGCTGGATTTGACCCAAAATCTAAGAGTTGTAGTCAACGCGCTTGTGGAGCCGTATCCAAAGTCTGATACGTTGTATCCTTCAATGCGCTGTTCAATGATGGCAAGCTGCGATGCTGTTGCTGTTCCACCCGTGCCAACCGTAAACTTCAAGGAGTTTGGGAATACAACTCCATTAGTTGCAGATGTAGGGCCATCAGAAACTTGCTGAACAGTGCAGCTTGAAGCAGATGTGCTTTCATAGGCAAGAAAACGATCAACCCCGTATGTGATCGTTGAATCAGAAAGAGTCACACTTGCTCCAGCATTGCGCTGATCAATTCGCATATCTCCATTGATGATGCGGTTGCGAAGATACGACGATGCCATTGCAGCCGTGCCGCCAAAAATCACATTGCCGCTTGAGTCAGTCACAATGTTATTTGTGCTTCCTGAAGGATGAATGACGTTGATGACTTTTAGGGTGCTCATGCGCCAACTTCCTTAAGTTGTTGCTCTGTTGGCTGCGGGAAAGTAGGATGCTCCCAGCGAGCAATGTAGTCACCTCGCCCATCAGCATCATTTTGAAGCGTGATGTATGTCATAAAATCCATCATTGTTAATGATGGATAAATAAGCATGATCTTGTCGTATAGGCTCATTATGCACCTCTCGCCAAGAAGCCTTGGAAATATGTAGCTGTTGAAGAACCAGCAATGTTTGTTGCAGATGTGTCATAGGCATAAGCCTCAACATAATCTGTACTTCCATTGCAGTATATTAAGGCAGAAACTGTTGTATTTGGGCCGCCAGCACTGCCTGTTTGAATAATGTTTCCTTCCTTAACTCGTGATCCATTTTTATAAATGGAAACAAGAGCAGCACCGCTCGCGCTAGGCTGGAAACAGGCATTGAATTGATAATATCCAGCAACTGTCGGTGTAAACCGATAGTTTGTTGTATTGTCGTAGTTACTGTTTGTATCAAACTCTTCAGTATCAAATTGAATTTTTGTAAATGTATTAGCAGACACACTAGATTGAGTTGTTGATCTATACGCGCTGAAAGCAGGACCAGTACCAGCAACGCCAGAAGCAATCATACTCTGCGTAACAGTTGCACTGTCTGCGGATGTGATGATCGTTCCTGTTCTTGCAGGCAAAGTAGCAGTGTATGTCGATGCCGTATTAGGCACATCAACAGTGACACTACCGCCGCCAGTTGAATTGAGCTTCAGAGGCATATTACACCACCGTCCACACGCTGCCTGACGGCACAGTGACCGTAGCACCGCTGTTAATTGTCACAGGTCCAAACGAACCAGCATTGTAGCTAGTCGGAATCGTGTAGTTTGATGCAATCGTAATCCCATTCAGGATAATTGCATTGTCAGACCCACCACCTGATCCTGCATACACACTTCCATCTGACTGACGCTGAATGGTTCGCGCTGCTGCCAGCGTAGTGAACACATCCTTCGTGCCAGCAGAGAAGTTTACTGCGCTACCTGCATTTGAAGATGCAAGCACAGTTGTACGTGCAAACACGTTTGCGCTGGAATATGTACCAACGCCGACTTCCCACTCATTCGCACCCTGCGCCTGAATGACATAGTAAAACGTGTCATTGACACTAAGCACAGCCGACAGTGTACGAAAGCCAGTCGGAGCAGTACCGGAAACCGTGAAG